TGTCATCGTCGGGCATCCTGTATGACGCTGTAACGGCCTGCAAAACAGCGCTTACGGCTTTGGGTCTTGTGCCGATTACTGACCCGCGTAACGCCCGCCCGCTTTCCGTTCTTATTGAATTGCCCACTGTCACCGCGTTTACATACAACGTGGGTGACATTGAGCTACGCCTACGCGTCTTGGCCCCACCCCCGGGCAACCAAGATGCGGGCGACTATCTCATGCAAATCGCAGACCAAATCATGAACAGCACCATCGCGGTCACTGATCTACGACCCGGTCTAGCGAGTGTTGGCGGGCAAGACCTACCGACGTATGACCTATCCGTAGCCATTGCTGTAAAAAGGAGCTAACCATGGCAACTACAACTTTCCTGTCCAACGCGACCATCAACATCACTCAAGGTGCCACCACCTATGACTTGTCTGACCAAGCGAACCAGTGCACACTCACCATCGGCTCCGACTCGCTTGAGATCACAGCCTTCGGCGATACGGGCCACAAGTTCGCACCGGGTCTTCAGTCGGTTGACGTGAGCATCACTTTCTTCTTGTCGTACGGTGGCACAGGTGCCACGTCGGAAGTCGAAACAGCGCTTGCAGCGATGGTCGGTCTGGGCACGACCACACTTGTCATCAGCCCATCGGGCACAACAGAGTCGGCGTCTAACCCTGAGTACACCATCACCAACGCAATGCTTGCGTCGTTTACGCCTATCAACTCCACCGTGGGTGAGATGGCAACCGTAACCGCCAACTGGGTCGGCGGCACTTGGGCACGCGACATCACCTGATCCAACACATAGGGAGAAACTATGAAACTGACACTGCAAGTCACCGAGCGTGACCAGCACTACACCGTCACGACCAACCTTGGCGTGATTGTGGCTTGGGAACGCAAGTTCAAGCGCAAAGCGTCACAACTAGGCGAAGGCATCGGAGTCGAAGACTTAGCGTTCATGGCGTGGGAGTGCTGTAAACAAAACAGCATCTCCGTACCCATCGTCTTTGACGAATACGTCAAGCGTCTCGAGAACATTGAAGTGGTGGACAACGAACCTGTAAACCCTACGACCGAGGCACATACAACTACGGATTAGCGTCTTTGCTACTTCGCACAGGGTATTGGCCTCCTGACATACCATTTGACCTAGACACACTGGCGACAGTGCTCAAGGCAGCCGAAGACATGAAGGAGGGCTGATGCCATACGACGCAAACATGGAGTTTGTCGGGTTGCGTGACACCATCCGCGCTCTCAACAAAATCGAGCCGGGTCTTCGTAAACAGTTCGTTTCCGATGCTCGCCGTATTGCCCAGCCCGCCGTTGATAACGTGCGCCGTGGCTACACGAAAGTTCCGTTGTCTGGTATGTCGCGTAAGTGGTCGCAAGACGGTCGGCAGTTGTTTCCGTTTACAGTCGCTAAGGCCCAACGTGGCGTGCAAGTCAAAGTGGACACCGACCGACGCACCGACAACACCATTTCAATTATTCAACGCGATCAGGCAGCTGCCATCTTTGAGACCGCGGGCCGACGCAACGCCAACAGCCTTGAGCGTTCGCTTGGTGAGTTGGCACCGGGTCGCACACGCATTATCGGTCCCGCTGTTTACAGGTCGCGCCGACTGTTTGAGGATGAGCTACGCGCGTCCATTCTTCGTGTCACTAAGCGCGTACAGAAAGAATTGAACTAATGCTGTCGATACCTATTTCCACCACGTTTGCTGGGCAGGGCATCCAGAAGGCCATAAAGTCGTTCAAGCAACTTGAGACGGCTAGCGACAAGGTCAAGTTTGTTCTCAAGGCTGGCGCTTTGGCTGGCGCTGCGGCTTTTGCTGCGTTGGGTGCTGCTGCGTTTCAGGCTGGGCAACAGTTGGTCGGGTTCGCTCGTATGGCTGCCGACGATGAGAAAGCCCAGAAGCAGTTAGCGCTGTCTATTCGTGCGTCTACTAAGGCTACGGATGCCCAGATTGCGTCGGTTGAGGATTACATTGACGTGACCCAGCGCGCTGTCGGTGTGGCCGATGATGAGTTGCGTCCTGCGTATGCGCGTATTATTCGCTCGACTCGTGACTTTGACAAGGCGCAGCGTTTGCTCAATTTGGCGCTTAATGTGTCTGCGGCGACCGGTAAGCCCCTAAAGCAAATCGTCGAAGCCCTGTCCAAAAGTTTTGACGGATCTAATACGGCAATTACTCGTCTTGGTCTTGGCTACGACAAAGCCCAACTCAAGGCAATGTCTTTCAACGACATCCAGAAGGATCTTGAAAAGCGGTTTAGCGGGTCGGCTTTGGCTAACGCTGAAACTTTTGAGGGCACGATGGCTCGGTTCCGTATCACAGTGGACGAATTAAAGGAGTCGCTAGGTGCTGCACTTTTGCCGTACCTGAAGCGCCTAGCGGAGTACGGCATCCAGATTGCGGACGCGTTCGGTAAGGACGGCGTTGCTGGAGCCTTTGCCGAGTTAAAGTACATTCTTACTAATTTGCTGTATGGCAACAACGGCCAACTCAACGCTGCTGGTCGAGCCTTGAACGACCTAATCATGAAGTTCAACACTCTTAGCAAATACTTCAACGTTGGTGCCACTATTACTGATTACGCAACTGGTAACGCTTTTATCCGCGCTACTGGTCAGTTGACTGGTAGCCCAATCCAAGGCTTCGGCGTCCCACAGGCTCCGACCCTTTCCACTTTGCCAGGCTTTAGGTTGCCGGGTCGTAACCCTGAAAACGCTCAAGTAACCATCAACATGATGGGCGTAGTTGGTGATCGCGCAGCCATCGGACAATACGTTGACGCTGCTCTGCGCCAGTGGCAACGCCGAAGCGGTGGACGCTAATGCCATACCCGGTCGCTGTTGTTGAGATTGCGTTTACAGACGGCCCGTATGTGGTGTCGCCTACTTGGACTGACGTGACTTCCTATGTGCGTGGGATGGACATTTCTCGAGGCGTCCCAGACGACTGGACTTTGCAGGCTGACGGCTCTGCCACGGTGACCCTGTCTAATCGTGATCGACGCTTTGACCCGTTCAACACGACTGGACCGTACTACGGCAATTTGCTCCCGCGCCGTCAAATCCGCATACGCGCTACGTTCAGCAGTACCACCTACGACGTGTTCCGTGGCTTTATCGCCGGGTGGCCACCCGAGTGGACTGACGCAGGCACCGACTCAACTGTCACCTTGTTTTGCTTTGACGCTTTGCAGCTGCTTGGCTCGTCGTCGCTCCCTGCGGACTGGTCACGCGATTACATTCTCAGCCAGTCGCCACGCCACTACTACCCCTGCGATGAACCCGTTACCCCGTACACAGGCACTAGCACACTCAAGGATTACGGGTCCATTCCACTGAACATCACTGCGTCCGCCACCGCTATCAACGGCGGTGAACTTGCACCAGGTTTGCCAGGTAACTCAATACAGGCTGCCGTTTCAAGTGCAGGCACGTCAGGTTTTGCGACCACCGCAGCAAATACCGATTTCAGTGTCTCAATGTGGGCCGTTATGGATTCCACTTCTGCAACCACAGGCGGTGCAGTGGGTGCATACGGATGGGCCATCGGCTGGGATCCAAACACAGGGCAATACGTTGTCACTATCCAAGACCAAGCTGCGGGCTTGACCCGAACGTATACATCGTCTAACACTTACGACGGTTCGCAACCAAGTCACGTCACTTTCTCATTCAACGTCACCAGCAAGGCATTAGTCCTAATGGTCGACGGTGTTATCGGTGCGACAACGAGTGCAACGGCCGGAGCCATTATCATCATCGTCGGTGAGAATGTCGCCCTTGGTACGGGACAGTTTCAACAGGTGTGCGTCTGGACGGGCCTTATTGCTCAAGCCACAGTGCAGGAAATTATCCGCAGGTCTAAAGCGGTGTTTCCCGAAACCACCAGCGCCCGCTTCGACCGCATCATTGCTGAAACACCCTTCAGCGCGTCCCTAACGAGCGTGCCAGCGTCGCCTGCGTCATCGGTGCTGGACATCACAAACGACGCCCCTACGGCCGTCTCAGAACTAAGCAAAGTTGCGGTGTCGGAGTTTGCTCCGCTGTTTGTAAACAAAGCTG